TTTGGCCGCAAGATGACGTGGGTCGCTATTTCGGTGGCCTAATTGATTAACGACACCTACAAACGCATTCAAGTTCGGGCGATGGCGATGGTGCAAAACACCAGCACGTCTACGTCCAACGCCAATGACCTCCTTCCGAAAGTCAAAGATTGGTGCCGGACACGTTATGACCGCGTGATGCGGGCATTTCCTTGGATTGAGTTAATACGGAATTACAGTCTTTCCGTCACTGCCGGAACAAGGGATTATGCGCTTCGATATGACCTTGAAGAGATTATTAAGATGTGGGATGTGACGCACGGAAATGAGATCACGGCCTATGACATAAGAGATCATATCCGGTTCAATGCGATCAATCTGGAAGTTTCTGGGAACGTCCAAACGGGTAATCCCGATCAGTATATCGAGATTGGATCAAGGTCGGTTTCAGCCCTTCTTTCAACTTCCGATCAGGTTCAGGTGTTGTCCACTTCGGCGTCTGACACAACTCCAAAGGTCATAAGAATCACAGGCGAGGTGAGCGGGATGCCCGTTTCGGAGAACATTACTCTTACAGGAACCTCTGCGGCCACATCGACAAACACCTTTGATTCTGGGTCGGAGCTTTTTATCACGGCCGGGACTTCGGACGGAACGCTTTCGGATCTTGTGGGTGTCGTGACGGTTCGTGAACAGGACACAACTTCTAATGTCCTTGCAAAACTCGCTCCGGGTGAAAGAGCGCCTCTATATAAGTGGATCAGGTTGTCTGTCACTCCTGCCTCTGCTCTTACCGCTCAGGTCTGGTACAAGAAAAGATGGATGCCGCTTTCCAATGACAATGATGCGCCCCTTGTGCCTTGTGCCAATGAAATCATTGAGGGGGTCATTGCCGACGCGCTTTGGGAAGACGGGCAGGAATCGGCGGCCCAAATACAAGAAACGAAATTCGCTAACAGCGTCAAGGAACTTTGGATTTCAAGACGGCCCCAGAATTTAATTACTCAAATCGTTCCTGACAACGGTGATCCACAAGCTCGGAGTGAACGGAATCTCTATAACCTAGGGAATAGTTATTAATGCCTGTCCTCACATCGAACAGAGTTAAAGAGCGGGTTGCGGACTTCTCCGGTGGGCAAAACAGCGGGTCTGAACCCTCCGTGCTTTTACCCAACCAAGCAGAGCTTTTAGAAAATTGTTTGATAACCCGAAAGGGTAAATGCGAACAAAGAAAAGGCATCGCGAGGGTGGGTGACAATCCCGACACTCTCATTTCGCACTGGACATTCGACGCCTCATCATCCGTGGATGACAAGGAAGATAATGACGGTACAGACACTTCTATCACCTATGTAGATGGGAAATTCGGAAAATGCGCGTCTTTTAATGGCTCGACCAGTTCCATTCTTGTTGCCGCTGATTCCTCGATTAATGCAACTTCTATGGGGCCTTTTCGGATTTCTGTTTGGGTTTATGCGGATTCAGATGGTGAAAATGATGAAGGAAGAATTGTAGACAAGATGGCCGGGACGGATGCGGGGTATCGGTTATTCGTTAAAGGCCAATCCGGAAGCACGGTCATTTTGGACTTTGAGGTGGGCGATACGGGAACCAACACGCGGGTTGTGACATCCACCACAATGTCAACGGGAGCGTGGCACAAGATCGATGCGGTTTATAACTCGGATCGGTCGGGAGACATTTATATCGATGGCGTCATTGCTTCCTATTCAACTGATACGACGGGTGGTACGGCAACCGCCAATGACAGTGCCAATGCTCTTTATATCGGAAATCGAGCGGCGGGCGACAGGGCTTTTGATGGGGAAATTGATGATCTCAGAATTTATGACGGAAGTTTCACCGCAGATGACATCGAATTAAAACCGATTTTAGGCATGACGGTTTTTAGTGTGGGCACAACCTATAACAAACCGATTCGAGTGAAAGACACCGCCGTCCAAGAACTTAATTCTAATTTTAAAACATGGGACAACATCACAGGTCTTACGTCTCTCACCGCAGGGCTGACGACAAATCTAGTCCAAGCCAATGACCGACTTTTTATTTTCAACGGCACCGATAACGTCCACAGTATTGATTCGTCTTTAACCGTTACGGACGAAGGCGACACGAATACTGACGTTCCCAAGGGAACTTTCGGAGAATATGCCTCGAATAACCGTCTTTTTGTTTCCGGTTCAAAGACTCAAGCGGATAGAGACATCGTTTGGTTTTCCAATGCCTTGGCTCCACAGACCTTCGTTAGAGACACGAACTTCTTTAAAGTCGCGCAGGGTCGGGGTGGAAAAATTACATGGCTCAAGATGTTCAAAGAATTTGAGTTAATCATCTACAAAGATACGAATATCTATGTTTTAAACATGGAAGGCGCGACACCTTTAACCGATTGGTCACTTAAACCCTTATCGATTGCGATTGGATGCCCGGCGGGGAGAACGGTTTGTGATATCGGAAACGACCATATTTTTCTCGCCAATGATGGGGTCAGACTTCTTTCGAGAACGACATTTGACAAACTCCGGGTAGGAATTATCTCCGAACCGATTCAAGACATCATGGATGAAATCAATCAGGATGCGATTGAAAATTCGGTCGGATTCTTTGAAAACGGGATTTATATCTTGGGAGTTCCGGTTGGCACATCAACTACTCCAAACAGGTTCATGATTTGGGATTCGATTGCAGCAGTCCGGAATGGTGATCCGAATTCCGCATGGACGACAATTCCTGAAGACACTTGGAATTTCTCCTGCATGGCATCCTTTGGATTTGGCGACAACATAAAAACCATTATCGCGGGCGATGCGAGGGCGTTGACACTTTCCTACAAAGTCCTTTCAGGAAACACGGACAACGGCGAAACCGTGGTTCAAACGATTATCAGCAAAGAGCATGATTTTGGAGACCCGTTTGTAAAAAAGATATTCGATCCTTCACAGTTTGTGGCCGAGACCGGATCAGATGCGAATTACAACTATTACATGGACGTTGACCGAACTGGATTCGTTGCCATCGACAGTTCCGGAACGCTCTCCGGGGGACTTACGACCCCGTTTACTACCCCTGCGACAACGGGGGGTTCTGAGCATGATTTTGGAAATTACAGAACGAAATTTATAGGAAGAGGAGACACGCACAGGGTCAAAGTAACTAACTCTGTTTATAACAAACGTCCAACATTTCTTGAATACACAACCTACGCGCGTCCATACCCGGGGAGAATTTAATGGGAATTGTAACCTTACCTAGTTTCGGAACCGATCCAGCCACAGTCAATGCGGCAAATCTTGACGGTAAAGTCGATCCTCTGGCAACCGAATTTAATGGCGGAATTGATAACGATAATATTGCCTCAGACGCCGCGATTGCGAATTCCAAGTTAAATCTCGCATCGATCTCTCAAAACATCGCGCATTCCGGCACCATGACCCATTCTGGCGTTGTGACCTTGAGTGCCGCGACAACCATGAATGGTAAAGACTTCACCGAAGCCAAGGGTGCAGACGTGGCCTCCGCTGCAACCTGCACCATTTGGGTGACGGACGGAAATTTCATTCACATCACAGGTACGACCACGATCACGTCTTTTGGAACCGCAGCGCAAGCTGGTGATGAAAGAACCATTGTTTTTGATGGAGCTTTGACTTTAACCCACAACGCTACATCTCTGATTCTTCCAACAGGAGCAAACATTACAACTGCTGCCGGGGATACAGCGATTGTAAGGGCAGAAACGACAACCAATGCAAGGGTGATTGCTTATCTTCGAAAAGACGGAACTGCTGTTGCGGCGACATCAATAACTGCTGCTTCTCAGTCTGAAATGGAGGCGGCAACAAACAACACAAAAACTGTTACTCCCTTGGCTGTGAACTGGCATCCAGGAGTTGCGAAGTGTTGGGTTCTTTTTGATGGAACTGGAACTCCTGCGGTGACTGTTTCTCATAATATTGATTCGTCTATTACGGATAACGGAACGGGCGATTGGACTGTTGCGGTGACCACTGACTTTTCGTCTGCGAATTGGGCATTTGCCGGAATGTGTAACGACACGACCGAAGCTGGTTTTTTATCCGTTGTGGGCAACCCGGCTGCTGGAACACTTAGAATTGTTGCCAATAACCATGACGGCGTGGATCAGGACAAAACTAAAGTGTCAGTTGTTGGATTTGGAGATCAATGATGATTACTTATTTAGATAAGGTCGCTGTTCGGCAAACGGGTGAAAATATTTCGATAACTCGTTTTTCTGTAAATGATATGCAGAAATACGGTTATTCGGATGAAGATTTATTTATTGCATGGTACATGGAACTTCGTTTTCCCGGCGAAGCTTTTACGGTAATTGATGAAACTAATATCCCAAAAGACCAAAACGGAAATTGGGACAAAGCCCAAAGAAAAGAATGGTCTTTAATTAATGGAAAAGTCGAAGTCGATCCCGTTAAAGTCAAGAAAAAAAACGAGAAGTTACAAAACAGACAGGCTGTTTTGGCAAAACTAAAGATTTCGGAGACAGAGCTTGCTGACCTCCTTAAAAGATAACGAAGGAAAAATAATCTCATATTGCGAGTGGAGATTAGTCGGCGAATCGGGACTCGAAGTTCCAAGCGGTAAATATGTTTGGGTCAACGATTTTTGGGTGCATGAAAAATACAGGAATAAAAACAAGGTGAATAGGATGATAGACGAAATCATGAGGATCGTTCCCCAAGCAGAATATGTTTATTTCCAGAGGAAAAACGTGAGTGACAAAATCCATATTTACAGCCGTTCTCAAATGGAGCGTAAGCGGAATGCTTACGAAGTGAAATAATGGGCGGCGGCTCCAAACCTGCACCTCCTCAAGCACCACCACCTCCACCGAGTACAACGGAGACATCAGCTCAGGCCATCCAAGCGCAGATCGATGCGCTTCCGAAGATACTGGCGTCCCAACAGCAATACGGGCCGCAGTTCAGTCAGCTAAATCTGGATCAGTTAAAGGAATTCGGGCCTCGTTATGCTCAGGCGGCTCTTGATTTACAGAAAGAGTTCGGCCCTGCTTTTGCTGAAGTAGAGAGGTCTCTTTCTCCGGAGCTTGCCGGAGCGCAAAAGACTCTGGCGGATTTTCTTTCCCAAACAGAGGATGCTGAATACAACGCCTTAAAGCCGGGTTTAATCGAGGATATTCGATCAGCCCAATCAGCAAGAGGAATCGGTGCAATCTCTCCGCTTGGATCTATTGATGAAAGCGTGCAACTTGCAAGATTGAAACAATCGTTAAAAGAACGTCGTTTAAATGTAGCTCTCTCAACAGCCGGAAGAGTTCCCATTTCTGGCGTTCCTCAGATTCAAGGACAAACTGGAACAGGACAGCTGATAAGCAATGTTTCCCCGCAGAGCATTTTCCAATATCAGGACAGTCTAAACCGATTTAATAGCGATGTGTTCGGAACAAACGCTAATATTTACAACACAACTTATGGAAATGTTACGGCCAGGAGAGGCCAGAATATAAGCATTCTTAATACAGGAATTTCTGCAACCGGGACTGCTATAGGAGGGCTGCAATAATGGGAATTATGGAAGTTCTGGCCAGAAAAAAGAAAGAGCGGGAAACCGAAGAATTTAAAAGCCAGTTTCTTGAAAATTTGAAAGCTCAAGGAGCTGAGGACAGCACGATAAAGACATTAAGCAGTATTAAAGCTGAAAGTCCTGCTGTTCTGTTGCAAACGTTTAAGAACGTCCAAGATATTATCGCGGCACAGAAACCAAATCTTGAGAATAATATCAAGGCTTCGAGCGTGATTAATCAATCTCAGCAACCGGGAGGTATGGAACAGCTTATTGAGCAGAATCCAGCAGGTTTAAGGGCCACAGAGGGCGGCGTGACAGTTGAAGTTCCTTCCAGCATGAGCCAAAAAATAAAATCAGCTCAAGCGAAAGAAAAGAAAGCTGTTGCGGCAGAAGAAGCCGCCAAAGGAACCTATCGATTTCTTCAGCAGTTTAGGCGGTCATACGAAGAACTCAAGGCTTTTGACCCGTCTATTGGAGACGTTGGCTTTGGGGGATACGTTTCAAAAAATGCCGCGAAGCTAGCCACTAATCTTGACATGCTTCCAGAGACGAAAGTTTTAAAAGCTGATATTCAGGCAACTGCTCAGGAAATGGCAAGCGAGTTGGAGGGTGGAAGAATAACAAATCAAGATAGGCAGATTCAGGCAGATAGATTCGCCTCAGCGCTTAATTTTCCCACTAAAGCAAACATTCGCCTTATGGCTAATTCGTACATTCGATTGCTTGATAAAGGCGGGGACAGTAATGGAGCAATTACGAATCAGCTTAAACAATTAATTGCTACGAAAACTGATATTTTCAATTCCGTAGTTGAGCAGATCGTGGTTGAGTATCCCGATATGGCAAAGAAGATCTTCGGCGAAGATTACGAGGTCATAGAATGAAGATCAGAAATAAAAAAACTGGTGAAGTGATCGATCTTTCCGCTCCGAAAGAATCTCCCAAAAGCAAAGAAGCTCAAACGGATGAAAGAATAAAAGAGCGCGGCACGATTCAAGATACCGTTAAGAAAGTTTCAAGCGAAAGCTCCGGAATTAAAAAGGCTATTGCCGCTTCAGAAGTAGCTGACGCCCCTTTTGCCGCCGTTGAATCTGCCATTGCTAACCCCGCTTTAGAAATTCAAAAGGGGAATATCGGATTATCCAAGACGGCATCGATGGCTGGGCCAGTCGGGGCTAAACCTGAAGATGCGCGCGATATGGGGAAGGTAATTAAAGAAGCTGTTCTTGGGTTAACTCTGCAAAAACAAGCCCAATATGGCGACATCATGAAAAATGCCGGGTATAACCCAATCTTGGCAGATGCCGCAGGCATGGTTCTTCATTTGTCTCCAATAAAAATTTATAGCGAAGTTGCGAAAACCTTTGGCGCTATTTCTAAAATGTCTGACAAGGGGATGCTGAAGGCCGGGGAAAACTTACTAAATGCTGTTAATCAGGCAAAAGAAGCCGCTGGAACAAAACTTACTCAGGAGTTCGCAAAGGTTGCTGACAATGTTCCCGTTGATGGATTGAAATTCATCGAAGACATTTCAAAGCTCCCAGCACCTATTATGAGCAGGGCTGAAGCTGTTTTTGGGAATTTAGCAGATTTTGCAAACGGCCTTACGATAGCAAGGGTTAGAGAATTTAAAAGATTTTTGGGTAAATTAAAACCTAATTCTTACGGACAAGGCGAAAGGGGCCTTCAGGAAACGCTGGACGTTCAAGATTTACAGAAGGTTTATTCAAATTTAAAGCAGAGAATGGTGGACACGCTTTCGGATAAGAATGTTTCCGGAATGGATAAAAAGGCTGTCGACTACCTCATGAAATTAGAAGATGTTTTTTCGGATGTCTCAGATGCGGGTAGATATATACGGAAAGCGATAGTTGATCCTGTTTTAAGCGCTCCTACAAAAGTCGGAAATTTTGCTAAAAAAGTCAGTTCTGAAACGGATTCAGCGGCAAGGATGTCTTTGACGACCATCAAAAAAACAAGCCGGGAAGCCATGAACCGAATCAATAAAGCTATGAAAGAAATAGAATCTTTCAACAGAAACGAGCAATTAAAGCAGGTGGCTGGTCATGCGATAAATGCCGCGGCTTACGGTGGTGTTGCGGGCGGTATTGGCGGCAGGATTCTAAGGTCAGCGCAAGGAAATTCTAACGAATAAATTTATTCGATAAATAACTAATACCAAGCAAAGCAAACCATACGCCGATTGCATGAACGATAAAAGCAGGCATAAAAACGGCAGTTAAGATGATTGAAACAGCCAATAAAATAGCCATGATTATCTGTACCTCCTTCTCCCGGTCACATTCACTGTTGTCACTCTCTCAAGATTGTAATTCTCAACTTCAGCCGCATATTTCGTCTGATATTGAACAGCGTCAATCTTACCTGCCTTGTATTGCGCGTCGAGTTCTTGAATTTTGGCTTGATGCTTTTCCGACAAAGCGCGGTCAGTGGTGGCGCACGCAGTTAAAGAAAGGGCCAGAATGAACATGGCCCAGACTTTAATCATCCGTTCAACCCGATGGTATTCGCATTATTCCACGAATTGCCATCATTTGAGCTGTCGCGGAAGTAACCCGTACCGTTCTTATTAACGTGGTACTTGTAACCCGCGAAAGCGTTTTGAGAAAACATGATGAGGATAAAGAGAAACGCAAGAAGTCTAAACATAGTTGAATCTCCTTTGTTTAAGGTTGCTTCTATTATATCGGGATCAGATTTTAAATGCTTCAAAAAAATCAGGATTTTTTGCTGAGAATAACAAGTCACACATAAGTAACAATGGGAGGAATTAGGTAATGGCAAATTACGCTTTAACAACATTGCAGTATGAAAACAAGCAGTTCCAGAAGGTGGCCGCAGACTTAGAAGCCGCCGCTGAAGGAGTGGATACAACGAAAACGATCTATCTTTACAGCATTGTTTACCGTGCCGCTGAAGATACGTTTGTGGGGACACTCGTACACGCGACATGAAGCGTCTTTCGGGCTTTCATTACGAACAAATTCCGGCAGAAGACAAAGCCGTTGGAATTCCGAAACTTCAAGCCGAGGAAGTCTTCATCACTCTTTGGGGTGGCGAAATTCGTTACCGATATGACGGTAAAGACCCGGACGCTTTAACGGGTCATCTTCTTTATGACGGAATGAGTTTGAGACTGACAAGCATCGGGCAAATAGAAAATTTTAAATTCATCCGGGCGAGTGACCGTCCTTCGGTGCTTTCAATTACATACGAGAAAGAATAATGGAACAAGGGCAGACCAAGAGAACTGAAAGTGTTGACACCTACAAAGTCGACAAACCTGTTTTTGTTGAATACCCAGTTCAGGTTCCGAAGTTTGTTGAAAAACAAATAGAAGTCCCGTCGGGCTGGGAAGAAGTGATAAATGTTCTTGCCGAAGACATAGCAAAACGAGTTCTTGATAAATGCGAAGAGATGATCGTTGAACGGCTTGACCGGGCAATTACGAAACGACTTACCGAAGTCGAATGTCCCAAACTTACGATTATTGAAGAAACCCGCGTGGTTTATAACGATCTTCCGATTGACCGCCCCGTCATTACAGACAGGCCCGTTATAAACGCAATCATTAAAGACGTGGAAGTTAAAAACGCGGTGGTTCGGGATGTCCCGGTTTTAAATGCTGTGGTTGAAAATATTACTGTAAAGAATGCAGTCATTGAGAATGTTCCAGTCACGAACATCATCATGACAAAGGACGTAAAGGTGAAACATGGCGGATAGCGTAACTTTAAGAAACGGAAGCGGTGTTGAAATTGGCGTCGCTGGGAATCCGGTTGTCGTAACCGGAGGTGGTGGTGGAACGCAGTATGCGGATGGGGATGCTGTCCCAAGCCCTACCACTGGAACGGTTGCGCTTGGTACCGACGGGACGAATCTTCAGGCTGTTAAAACCGACTCGGATGGTAATCTTCAAGCTGACATTTTAACCATCGCCGCCGGAGACAACAATATCGGAAATGTGGATGTTGTCTCTTCCGCTTTACCTACCGGAGCTTCAACTTCAGCCAAACAAGACACGATTATTGGACATTTAGATGGCGTGGAAGGGCTTTTGACAACCATTGATGGGGATACTGGAACCATTGCAGGAGCTGTGTCGGGAACAGAGATGCAGGTGGATGTTGTGGCCTCACTTCCCGCAGGGACGAACAATATAGGTGACGTTGATATTCTTTCTATCGCGGCTGGGGACAACAACATTGGTAATGTGGATATTGCTTCAGCCATTCCGGCTGGAACAAATAACATAGGGCAGGTTTCCGTCGCACCTCAAACATCCAACGGTCTTTCCGTTTTTAATGCAACATCATCAGATGGTGCAACCGCTCTTACGAATTCTGCTCAAGCGATTAAGGCATCGGCTGGTCAACTCTACGGATGGTACATCTACAATCCCAATTCTTCTGCTCAATTTGTTCAGCTTTACAACACCGCAGCAGCTTCCGTCACCGTTGGTACGACCAATCCACTTTTCATGCTTACAATTCCAGCCACGTCTGCCGCGAACGTAGAATTTACGAATGGGATTACTTTTTCGAATGCGGGATGGTCGTGCGCCGCAACGTCAACAGCAGGTGGAAACGGTGCGCCAAGCACGGCCCTCGATGCTGTGTTTTTCTTTAAATAGTGAGGATATATGCCATTTATTGCAAAGATTAAAGACAAGGAAAAGAACAAAGACGGATCAGTTAGAATCGTGGCGCTTATCACCGACAACGACAAAATTGAAAAGCAGATGGTTTTTAATGTAACGCTTCCTTCTCAAAATCTCACGTGGTTAAAAGATAATTTGAGAAATGAAATTACAAACATCCAAAATATTGACCCTAATATTTTAAGCCTTTCAAATGGGCCTATTGATCTAAGCTAATGGCTGTTGCATTTGATGTTTTTTCAAGTTCTACAGGAACGGGAACTTTAAGTCACACTCATACGCCCGTTGGGACACCGCGAGGGATCATCGCAATTCTCGTAAGCGTTGCGGGTACGGATTCCGCGAATGCAGCAACCTATGGCGGTGTGGCGATGACAGAAGTGGCGCTTTCCCCTGAAGTCTTGACGGGTGGGGAGACTGGAAACGTGAGCGTCTTTTTTCTTGGCAGCAGCGTTCCGTCAGGTGCTCAGACCGCGCAAATAACTGTCAATGATGCGGAAGCCAAAGCGTTTGGCGTCATTTCTTTAACAGCCTCGAATGATACCGAAGTTCAAGATACTTCTTCTTTACAATCCACTTCTCAAGGGAATCCCTCGGTCACTTTAAGCCTTGGAGGAAAAGACTGCTTTTGCGCACTCGGCGCTTATTCAGGAATCGGTAACGGTTCAATCGCTCCCTTAACCAACTGGACAGAACGACTTGAACATGACTTTGGAAACGATGAGGCTTATTTCGCTACTTACAACACCATTGGATCAGTGGACGTAACAGCCGGGTATACAGCGGGTGCAGATGATGTGGCTTTAATTGCAATAGCAGTGACCGAATCAACCGGAGGCGGAGGCGTGACGGTCAAGACGCTAGCAGCATTAGGTGTAGGATGAGTTGGGACGGTAATGAGCGTAGAAAAGGAGGTTCCGGGTTGGAAAAGATTAAAGACGACATTGTTGATATTCACACCAAAGTTGTCCTCTTAGTCAACAAGGTAGACGCGAACCATGAGAGTTTAAGAAAGACAATTAACAGCATGGAAGAACTTTTAAAGAAACACAATGAAACGATTTTTGGAAACGGTCAGCCGGGTCTTAAAACAAAAGTTAGCAGTCTTGAATCGATGAAGCAAGATTTTAAAACCCATACCGACAATGACGCGAAAGTGTTTATAGCATTTGGTACTCTTCTCGTCACGATTCTTCTCGGAATTGGGAAATTGGTGTTTTTTTAAATAAGGAGGCAGCATGGGAGTATTTGATGGAATTAGAGATTGGATTTGGCAGATTGCGATTAAAAAAGCGGCAACAAAAGGGCTTAAGGCAGGAGTCGCGGCTATCGCAGCCCCGGCAGTTTTAGCGTTTCTTGCTCAACATGGCGTGAAGGTGGAAGTGGATAATGATGTTGTTGTTGCATCCTTAATCGCAGGAGGCTTGGCGGGTTATGAGTTCATCCGGAACTTCCTTAAAGGAAAAGGTCTTAACTTTCTTCCGTAAAAGGTCTTAACTTTCTTCCGTAAAAGGTCTTAACTTTCTTCCGTAAGATTAAAGTTCTTGATTGGAAATGGAACAAAAAGGAAAGATGCGTCATCTTTGGATGGAGAATTAAATGGTAATCGGAACTAAAACAGGGGCTATTTTAAGAACGGTTGGGTTGTGGATTTTAATTCTCGCCGCCTGTGGGATGCTCTTTTGGTTCTATGCAACAGGAGAGTTTATTTGGCTTGGCACCATGACACCCATCATGCTTTGGATCTTTTATAAAGAAGCCTGGGGTTTAATTGTGGGCTATCCTGAAGAAGATGGGAAACTAAAGAAAATGACCATTTCAACGGCGTACAAACTTTACATCCAGAGAGTTGGATGGATTGGTTACATTCCGCTCATTCTTTTCTGGATCGCCATGACAGGACTTGTCTTACACCTAGCCGTCTGGTAAGGGGGAGACTATGAACAAATTTGAATACGCTCAAGATATGTTTGAACCCTACACGGAAGAAAAACAAGAACAACTCGCAACGCCTCGCCGATCTCTTTACGGAACATATATTGATCTTCTCCAAAAGGCCGACCAAGAATCTAGAATCAGTTCTAGCGGAAGACGGTACTTTTAAGAGGTTCTTATTAGCATTCAGGAGCAGTTAGAAGCTATCCGATTAAAGCGGTGGAATCCGCTTCCAGCGAATAATTACGTTAATCCGCAGTCTTTTAAGAATAACCAAAAAGTTCCTAAAAATAGGACTATTTTGGTTATCTCAGACATCCACGCGCCCCTTCAGCATCCTGATACTCTCGATTTTCTCTCCGATACGTACAAACGCTTTAAATGTAATCACGTTGTTTGTATCGGCGATGAGATTGACTTTCATAATCTCTCTAAGTGGCCCAAAGAACATGACGCGCCGGGACCGGAAGATGAACTCAGTAAAGCACTCGATTTTATGATGGATCTTTACAAGCTCTTTCCAGAGGTGGACGTCTGCATTTCAAATCACTCATCTCGTCCGTATCGAATGGCGAACTCAGTTGGCGTGTCGAACCACTTTATGAAACCCTATTCTGAGTGGCTAGCGGCTCCACCGGGTTGGCAATGGCAATCTCGGTATATTATCGATAACGTCCTTTATTTCCACGGCGATGGATACTCCGGTGAAAAAGGACACATCAACGCTGCCAAGGATAGTCATATCAGCACAGTCATCGGACACTTACACGGACACGCGGGAGTCCACTACATTACAGGCGCCATCGACCGCATCTTTGCCATGAACGTCGGGTGTTTAATTGATGTCAATACTTATGGGTTTAGATACGGACAGCATTCAAGGGTAAAACCCAGCTTGGGATGTGGGATTGTTTCAGAAGGGAAGGAGGCTTACTTTGTGCCCCTTTGACTGGTC